ACAAAGAATTAAAACGATATTTACAAGAGGAAACACATGCCTAATTTAGTACCAATGGTAATCGAGCAAGAAGCTCGCGGAGAACGTAGTTACGACATTTATAGTCGTCTACTTAAAGATCGTATTGTTATGTTGGACACAGAAGTACATGAACATTCAGCAAGTTTAATCGTAGCACAGCTACTCTTTTTAGAAAGTCAAGGAAATGAAGATATTCATTTTTTCATTAACAGCCCTGGCGGTGTTGTTACCGCTGGTATGGCTATCTACGATACGATGCAGTTTATCCGACCCGACGTATCAACCATCGTTATGGGACAGGCTTGCTCTATGGGTTCTTTGCTCGCCACTGCTGGCGCTCCTGGCAAACGGAAAATTCTACCTAACGCACGTCACATGATTCACCAACCCTCGGGTGGTGCAGGTGGGCAAGCTACGGATATGGAAATTCAAGTAAAAGAGATTCTAAAAATGAAACAAACTCTTACTCAAATTTATGTTAACCATAATAGCAAGGGCAAGACATTTGAAGAGTTTTATGCGGGAATGGAACGTGATAATTTTATGAGTGCGCAGGAAGCTGTAGACTTTGGTCTAGTTGACGAGATTATTACTAAGCGTCCTTAAAGATTTAAGCCGGGTTAAGTGACTTGGCTATCATTCTTAGAACGTTAGGACCAATGTTGCCAGCGCCAATACTAGTATGTACACTAATTGCTAAGATCATATCATTAACATTAAAGTTTGCCCCAGAAACATAAACTGGGCCATTGACAGATGGCACACGATCGTTGTCGCTACTTATCCCACCACCAACCCAGCTTGGGTAATGTCTACCTATGCTGATCTTCATGTTGTAATACAGCTCAGGGGCAATTAAAATAAAGTCTTTGCCCTTTTGATAAGCATATACCCAATGCAAGTCACTAGGGCCAATTGGCGAGCCGGTTGATGTTCCAAATCGACCGGGATCAACTTGTTTATATCCTGGTAGCTCGGGTGCACCGTCGGGTAGTTTAACAGGTTTACTTTGCTCAATAAGAGAAGCGTTATTGTAAGCAACTTTATGTGTCATTTTTTCAATCTTGAGTTGAAATGGGGTATATATGTTGTGCGGGATACCTACTAGGTTTGCTGGGCTAGTACGAGGAGGTTTCCAGTTGCCACTTTCAGTTCTAACGTGAAAAGGGGTAGGAACCCACATGCCGTTGGGATCTAGATAACCAAAGTCAGGTGCTGCCTTAACACCAGGCGGCCATGTTTTAGGATCTTCAGGGTCGTCATTGGGAGAAATGCCCGAACCTTCGTGTCCGCCATTACTGTTGGGATTTTTGCCTGCCGCCATTTTTGCATTCATCATCTTAACAAATGGATGATCTGAGTTGTAACTACCGTCTGCATTGCGGCCCTCAGACGATGGCGAAAACGTCGATATAGAATCGCTATTTGTTTCTGAACTAGGCTTGCCGGGCCCTGCTGGACCGCTAGAAAAATCTGAAATGCTAGCAGGTTCAGACTTATTTGACCTAGACTTACTTGAACTAGACTTACTTGAGTCAGGTTTATCAAAAATGTCACCAATATTACTACCTATTTGTCCTAGGCGATCAGCAGAATCTTTACCAAAGATTCCACCTATCGCAGATCCAATTTTGCGGCCAATCTCGCCTTCGGTAACAGGTTTACTAATAATACGTCCAGTTGTGTAATCTAATTCTCGAATTAGCTCGCCGCCTTGATCAATGTATTCTAAACGATTTATTAGTTGTCTTAAATTATTCATCATGTATTTATAAATTTCCATTATAGTTTACTATAAATATTAGATGAAAGTACCATTCCGAGAATTTAATGTACCAAATTTTGATAATATACAATCACAGTTAGTACCCTATATTGTTTCTAAATACGCACATTGTACAGATTTTTGGAATCAAATTAATCAACAAGAATTATTTGATACAGTTCCAGATTTATCTAACACTATATCAAGTTTTATTGGATTACCGCCATCAGTAGCTTACCTAATTGCAATACCCAACAATGCTAAAACAATAGCAGGATTAGGGCCAACTTCTCTTCATTATGATCACGGCACTGAATCTTGTAGATTAAATTGGCCAATATTGAATAGTACTTCAATTGAAACTAGATTATTTACTAGTGATGTTGAACCAACGATCCATTATCTAAGTACTAATGAACCATACCTAAGTTACCACGAACGCGATTGTAATTTAATTGGAAGTTTTAGAATGACCATGCCTACACTATTGCGAGTACATACTATACACGGATTATATCATGTCTCTAAAGAAGCACCGTTACCGCGTTTAGTACTCAGTTTTAAATTTGGGGAAGATCTTGAGCATTTGTTAGAATAAAGTGCGCATATAATTGATTACCTTAGTATACTATAAATACTAATGTCTAGGAGTGTGCTATGGCCCGCGAAGCCTTTAACTGGTCCTTATTGGATCGAAATATGCTGTACTCAATGCTCTACCAACTCAGAACTGAATTAGTAGATAAAAGACTTTCTTTTACTCAAATTACTAGACTGATAAGCAAACACATCAAAAGCCATCTTCCAATAAAAGTTATTAGCACACGTTTCAAACCGGTAAAAAATGGAGAACTTTGGATTGGAGGTTGTTATTACTCTGACTATGACATGCAAGGTAAAGAAAGATTTATCGAAATACAGTTAGCATATCCTGTGAATTCAAACACTATGAAGATAAGCGGTTATCGTTGGGAGAAGATTTGCAGAGTATTTGCAGATACAATCCTACACGAAATCATTCATTGTCGACAATATCGTTCTAGAAATTTTAAATCTATTCCCGGTTACGAAAGTAAAGCATATTATGCCAGAGAAAGAAGAGAACAAGAGTATTATGGGCACCGAGATGAAATGGGCGCACACTCATTTAATCTTGCCTGTGCGCTTCTTGATAAATTTGGATGGGACCCAACTGCTATTAAAGATTATTTGGACAGTCCTGTTCCAAAACGATTACGTCCAAACTGTTGGGGACGATTTATGAAAGCGTTCGCCTACAATCACAACCATTCAAAAGTTATCCAAATGAAGCATAAAATAATGAATCAATTAGAATATGCGGCAATAGGTAAGCCATTTAAGACTCCGGACCACTTGACATACTGATAATTAGAGTGTATAATATACACTTATACAGTTAATCATTGGAGTCGAAATGAGTGTTTGCGCAAGCCATATTTGGAGTTTGGAAAGTCATCCAAGCCGTCTAAACAAAGAAGCTATCATTGAAGCTATTGCCAAAGAAGGTAATAAAGAATTCTTTGAAGGTTGTCGTCTTGCACTAGACCCAATGATTACTTTTGGACTTAAACAAATACCGGAGAAAACTAATGAAGATGGCCCTGGTTTACCTTGGGATGCTTTTACTCTCGCTCTTACTGGTTTTACTACTCGTAACGTCACAGGTAATACTGCCAGAGATGTCGTTGCATCCATGATGAATTCTGCTACTAAGGCAGAGTGGAATGGTTGGTATCGACGTATACTGATCAAAGATTTACGCTGTGGTGTTAGTGAAAAAACAATTAACAAAGTAGTGGAGAAGAAATATGCTGGATATGCTATTCCTGTTTTCGGTTGTCAGTTGGCTCACGATAGCGCAAATCACGAATCAAAAGTTATAGGGCAGAAACTTATCGAAGTTAAGTTGGACGGCGTTAGGGTTATCACTATTGTACATCCTGACGGCAGGGTTGATATGTTTAGTCGTAATGGCAAAGAGCTTGTTAACTTTCCTCACATAGCCGAGCAAGTTGCAGCCGCATTTACTGACGGTGAGGAAGCAATGGTGTTGGATGGCGAGATCATGAGCAGTAGTTTCCAAGACTTGATGAAACAGGTGCATCGTAAAAGCGACGTCAAAGCCAACGATGCGGTGCTTAACCTGTTTGATATATTGCCGCTGAGCGAGTTTGAAAAAGGTAGTTGGAGTCGCAAGCAAAGCCAACGCACACAGATGGTAACAAATTGGGTCACTAAACGTCAACATCTTATGCCCAACGTTGCAGTAGTGGGACAAGAACTTGTAGACTTAGACACTGACGCTGGTCAAAAACGTTACAAGGAAATCAATGCACAGGCCATTGCTGGTGGATACGAAGGCATCATGCTTAAAGATCCCGAGGCGCCGTATGAATGTAAGCGT